TAATCTCATTTCTCTCTTGCACTCACTCATCTCTTAATCTCCTTTCCGCACTTAACGCACCGCCGCACATACCCGCCATAAGGGCCATGACGGCGGCACCAGTGCTTTCTATACTGATGTTCACATCCAGGCTTTGCTCTGCAAAAGAACTGTTTCAGCCAACTTAAAAATCTACTCATTGTGTGCTCCTTTCTGTTGCGACGTCGCAACGCCTAACTGCCAAGCCCCGCGACAATATCAAGTTCCCTCTGGGATAATTGGTATATAACCGTGTTGGCCTTCTCTGCTGCTGCCTTCTCTGCTGCTGCCTTCTCTACCGCTGCTTTCTCGGACAAAAGCAGTCCTGCACCAAAAATTGTTTTCCGCTCTGGAATCTGTGCATCTAACTGCCTAATATGTTCACAGTCCTTGCGTTTCACCTCGAAATCAACTCCCCATCTTGCAAGCTTCTGCATCATTGCGGCAGTTACAATATAATCCGGATATTCGTATTTAGGCAGCTCTTTAACCTTTTCTCCTCTCAGCCTTTCCGATACATTGTTAACTATCTGTGTTAGCTCCGGACAGGTCTGAGCAATCACATCTTTATCCAGATTTGTTACAAATGATGTTTTTACATTTGCACCATTCTCATAGATAATACTGCAATCACATATTAAATGATTCATTTTATCCCATGTCTTTCGGCCAGATAAAGTCGTAAGGGAAGGTGCAAACAAAAAGAACCTTATGCCGTGCTCCAGATAATACTCGCAGATCTGAGACAGGATAGAAAACGGCGGATTATCCAGAACTATGCTGTCCTCTGAATAATCAAAAGACTTATAATCTGCTCCTGGCCAGAAGGGACGTACTGTATCCTCTGGGTTAATCCCGTACCTTAAGCATACCCACTCTTTGATTGCCTCATATATTTCCGGAGGAGTATAACAGTCATCCGTTGTCTTTTTAGTCTTGAATTTCTCTACGAATTCATCATAATTTTTACTTTTCATTGTCTTATATCCTTAATTTTGCATACAAAAAACCACCGGCCATTACTGACTGGTGGTATCTACTCTTCTTCCCATTCGGTTAAAGCTTCGCTTTCTTTTTTTAATCGTTCTAATTCTGCATTTCTTTCCTCTTCCGTCATTTCCTCATGGACTATGACATCCTTACCTCTTATTTCAATTCCCTCCATTCGATTCCAAACTCCTTCTCAAATTCTTTCAATGCTGTCAACTGCGCCTCTTCTATGTCATAAGTGTATGGCCTCGAAACATATTTGTCAACAGTCTTATTAAAATATTCACTGCGGAATGGTTTGTCTCCAGCTTTATACTGAAACACTCTTCCATCATGGGTAACTATCACTCCAAAATCATATCCTCTTGCTCCAGCGGAAACAAAATCCCCTCCTGTAGGATATACATTTGTTGGATGGTTATGCATCCCTATAATTCCCTCTGTTCTGGCATAATTCTGGATTTCCTCAATTTCTTCTTTGGATAATTCTACTCCCAAATTATTCGATCCATTTGTTTTTGAAAAAAGTCTTTTTCCGCTTTTGGCACTAATAATATACAGATCTTCTCCATCGCTTCCGTTTCTATGCACAAGCATGGCTCTTGCATATTTCCGCAAAGCGTCATTTACTGCTGAATTTCCAGTAAGTTGCGTAAATTTACTTCTGAACAAATCGGATTCAATCTTTTTCAGATCAACAATATTGCTACCCTTACGAAGATTTTCAATATTCGCACTTTCTGTTTCAATCTGAATAGAAGATTTTTCCCTCTCAGATACATCTTTTCCAATTTTCAGCCGTTCCCGCTGCTGCCTAAGCCCCATTTCCTTTGAAAACTCCACATAGGTCTTATCCGTCAGCCTCAGCCTGCCCTTAGCCGCTGTAATATCATCCGGGTCAGCCTTAGCCGCCACTAAAAGCTTAATATCCTGTTTCTGCTTTCGGATTGTACGCTCCAAGCGTCTCTGATACTGCAAGGCTCCATATGTATCGTATTCGCGCCCTTTAAACAGCTTTTTTTCATTTTCTTTCCGGTTCTGTTCTTCCAGCCACTCATCTGTATACCTCCGTTTGCTGATACCGGGAAGGAAGGGAAAACGGATATGGTAGCAGTTAATCCCGGCAAATCCCAGCATTTCACCCAGTCCACAGACGGTTCTCATCTCCTCAGAAGAATAAACCCTTCCCTGCCAGCTCTGATGATTCAGATACCCGGTTCCTGTGTTTCTGGCCCCCATGTGCCAGTCCACTTCCCAGTAATCTGTCCCCAGTTCTTTTGCGTTCTTTTCGTTTACTTTGTCCGTCATCTGGGCGATTCCTGTCATAACTGCACGGCGGGCGGCTACTTCGATCCGATCAGATTTGCCGGATGCATAATCAACCGTTCGTATGCCGCTGGCTGTCATCTCGTCAATAACCTCTCCTACCGCCTGACTGTATGTCCTTGTGCCTGTGGTAATTCCCAGCATAGCCTTGTCCAAACTGCGCTCCAGATACTCAGAAAGCGGGGTAAACACTTTCCTGCCTCCCATATGCACATTAAAACCTGTGGTTTTTGTGATATTTTCCATGGGCCTTAGGGTGTCCTTGGTCTGTTCCCTGACAGCCTCCGCTACCTGCTGGAGCCACTGATTATCCCCATAAGGCACATAGTCCTGTCCGGCAGCCTCGTATATCTCCTTGTTGCGGATGTAATCGGACTGGATTGCCTGATCATAGATCTGGTCGATCTCAAGCCCCGCCGATCCAACGCCATCCCGGAGCAGGCGCTTAATTTCTTTCCTGCTTTTACCAATAGCATCCATACGGATCAACAGCCAATCAGCGACTGGGGTGATCTGAGCCACTTCCCGGATCCGCTGTATGATCTCAGACATAACCGATAATTCCAATGCCGTCATGGTACGCTCTAATGGCTTTGGCAGCTTCTCCAGTTCCTCAGGTGTCATACGACCATCCTATCCGTGCCATCCGACACGGTAAACTCAAAATGACACTCACTGTAATTGATTTTTTTCATATCCTCACTCCTCTGTCAATGCTGGTTCCGGCAGATTTTTTGCCGCCTCTTCCAGCGTCTCCCCGTACCACTTACTGCGGTACTCAGCCAATGACATTACGCCCATAGTCACATCCTGCCGGTCTGTCTGCCGCTCCGTTTCCGCATCCACGATGATACTGTCATCCCAAACAAAGGATACCTGATAATCATTCCCCGGAGGGATCAGGCCATACAGCACCGCCCAGAAGTTCATAGCGTATACCAGATCTTCCAGAGCTCGCTGTAAAGCCATCTGCGTGTCGGAAACAAACGTGTAAGACCTCTGCTTGCTGACCTTGATCTCTGTGGCCGTCTTATCCACATTCTGGGGATCTGACAGGGTGCCATATGCCAGATTGCAGGCAAACTCAATCAGCCGTAGCTGGGCATTAAATCCGTTAAACAGGGCGGTATCTCGAATTCCGGGAGAAAATGTATCAATAAGCGGCTTGTCTGTGGCTCCTATCTCGTAGTTCAACTCCCGATATAATCGTTTTTTTCCTCCCGGATATTCAAACTTATCCCTGTCCTTGTTGTATTTCAGCATACTCTCAGCAATATGAACCGCAAGCTGCGTGCCCTCATACTCCCAGCAGATATTTGAGTACCTCCGGTCCGCTTCCGCTACCAGCTCGTCTGCTCTGGAATATACCGATACCCCCAACGGGCTGTCTGTGTCCTCCGCATTTGCCATAGGTACCTTGAAATACCCAAACAGGAGCCTGTCCGATCCCGCAAGTGATATCTCCGGCACCAATTCAGACCAGCGGTCCACGCTGCTGACCTCGAGCTCTGTTCCCAGGCTGTAATCGTTGGTAGCCACGAAAGCCCTGTTTGTGATGTGGATTACATCATTCTGCAGCGTATGTACTTCCAGCCGGGTATATATCTTCTTTCCTTTTCGGAACTGTTCCGTAAACACGCATTGCATGATCCGGCCCGAATCATCGAACGACAGCGGGAAAAAGCTGTCTGCCTGCACATACTGGATTGCAAGCCCTGTTTTCGTCATATACGGTTTAAGAATCAGACCGCCCTTTGCGCACCCGTATTCCACATAGCGCCGCAGATCAGCCAGCACCTTTTTCTGGTACTCCTGGTTCAGATATTCAGCCGCCGCGCCGCCGGTTATCTCCGACTGCATCTCCAATGTCACCAATCTTGCAATCTCTGAGGCGATAGCTGCCGGTATCTGTGCGCTCTTGACTGTTTCCCGGTCTACCCAGGGAGCATGATTCTCGTACATGGCTGTCCATAACTCAATCGCAGAGGCCATCTGAGAAGTCAGGCATACATCTATCTGCGTGTCGGAATTCTGATTCAATATCTCTGTGATCGCTGTCAGCATTTTTGAAAATTTCATCCTCATCACCTCTATTCGTACCGGATAAACCGGCTGATATCCCGCTCAAATGTGTACTCAAACGCGTCCAGTGTATCTATATCACTGGTACCATCATCCAGCCTCACATCTTCCACAAGACTCTTTTCCTCATCCCACAGTGCAGTAGTAAGGGCATCCTCCAGCGTCTGGCACTGATCTTTCGTGTAAGAAAAGCGGTGCTGGCTGAGCATCCGCTGCGTAAAACGTATTCGGTCATTGATTGTTGTCTTAAGTGCGTTCTCGATCCGGATCCATCCAAACCCCGACTTCCTGACAGCCGTCCTCAGTCCTGCAATCAGCGTCTGCTCTGCATTGTCGCAGTAAACAGCAGTAATGAAGCCGTATAGGTTAATGATCTTCAGACAGAAGTCTACGAACAGATTCCCCAGCTTATCCGGGTCAATGCTTCCGTTTTTGCTCATATGGCGCTCACTGGCAAGGGCGGTAATACTGTGGTAAGCCCTGGAATATGCTGTAGCCACAAATGCGTGGCCGGAGCCGGAACCGCCAAAGTCGACGCCGATATTGATCTGCATGATACTCTTAGGCTTTTCATAGATTGCAAAGGGATTAACCCCTCCACTGGATACTGCGTCGCACATCAGCTTATACACAGATCCTTCTGCCGCAACCCACAGCCCACGGATGTACCGGTCATATAGGACCGTCCCTTTGTACTCCTTACAAAGCTCATCCACAAATACAGGGCTTACAAATGGATTGTCAAAAAGTTCATACTTCTGGCAGTAAATATCAGCGTCTGAATCCAGAAACTGCTTAAACCAGTGCTGCGGGGCATCCGGGTTGCACGCCCCATCAAAACAGGAATATGGCTTATCAAGACGGGATTTAAGCATATTAAATACGTCCTGGTTCCAATCCACCACCTCATCACCATAGCAGTATTTCAGTGAAGATCCCCGGATCTTAGATACCTGACTGACCTTTTCGGCCCCGAGGCAGTAAACATCCTCGCCAAACATCGGGCAAATGTTCTGGGAATTGATATCTCCCACAAGATTTGTACCCCAGATTCGTTGTAATGGTTCGATGATGTTACGCTGGATCGTGCCCTTAGACACGCCCAGAATTGCCACCAGGCCCTCTTTTCCGGCTCTGGCACGGATTCTCTTGGGAATTACATAATAGTCCATATAAGTCTTTCCAGAACGTGTAGCGCCTACCTTGATATTCCAGCGGTGGTTCGCGTTCTGGAAAAACTCCTGCTGCTTATCGGAAAATGGCATATCACACAACCCCTTTGATCTCACTCAGAACCTCATCCAGGCGGCTCAGCTCTGCACCGTTGTCAGTGCCTTTCAGCTTATCCGTCTGGGCTTTGATCTGAGCGATGCGGGCTCTCTGCTCTTCCTCATCAAGATCAGATGGAGGCTTCTCACCCCATCCAGAGAAGTTATTGCTCAGACTGAACTTTGCCCCGTTGGATCCGTCGCGGTCAAACAGCCGTTCTTCTGCGTATTGCTCAATACGAGACTTCGCACGCGTTATCGTGTCATTAAATTCTTTTTTGCCCTGATAGTTAAGCAGTGCCTGCCTACTTGCGAACCCCAGAGCAAGTGCCAACCCTGTGATGGTTGGAGGCCTCTGATTGACGATAACTGGGTTCCCCCATTTATTCAAAATCGGATTCCCTTCTGCATCTTTCAATATTTCTCCCTCACAATCCATAAAATACTGCTCAATTAAGCCTTCAATCTGTTCTTTGCTTTCGTATTTAGGCGGCCTTCCGACCGTCTTTTTTGCTGCCATCAGGCTCACCTCGCTTTCTTCAATCAAAAAGAGGCAGCCGGAGCCGTCTCGATTCATCGTTTTTGGTAAAAGAAAAGCACCCTTGCGGATGCTTAACTTGGCTTTCTCTTGATATTCGGCCCCATGCCCTCTCTGCATGAGTTATGGGTCTGATTCTGATTCTCCGGCTTTACCTTCTCGGTAATACTGTTGAAAAGTTCATTTGATTTCTTCTCGTTCCACTGCTCCTGTTTGTCTTTGTCCATCTAATCACCTCAAAGATAGTATGGACTGGAAACGGGCGTGATATACATCTGGTGCTCTGGCCATGCTGTCTCACCTCGATTCGTCGTTTTTGGAGTATAGAAAAGGAGCCACGCTGGGTGACTCCTAATGTTTAGTATTCATATAAAATTTTTTGTTCCCTTATCCTTTCTTCCAAAGGAATAACAAAATTCAAATACCCTCGAGCATTCTCTTTCATTTTTTCCAACACTGCAACATTTTTTACTTTCAAGATACTAAGCATTGCTATATTAATCATAACAAAATCTTTTCTTATTATTTCAAGCTTAACAATATCCTGTTCCGAATTAAACGACAATAACGTATACATATCCTTGTTCATTCTAGTTGTATCTGCATGTATATATAAACATGCTTCATCATACACTTGCTTCAATTGTGACATATAGACCCTAACGAAACTTTGAAGTTTATCATCACCCACAATATTTGCTGTAACACTTGAAAATGCTGCTTCCAAATCTTTTGTTGTTAAATCATTTGAAATATAACGAACAAAAGACTCAATTATATTTCTCAATAAGAAATAAAGAACTTTTATATCTACTATCGCAATATTATGTACCATAGAGCAATAATCATGCAAGATATTATCTAATAATTTATCGCGTTCTATATTATATGACCGCAATGAAAAAGTATCCTTCCAAATCAACAATGCTCTATAATACTTATCAATTTCTAAATAGAAATCTCTTCTATCTTCCTGAAAATCAGTATAAACAGTTCTTAAATACTCAAGAAGCTTTTCCGTGCTTTCAACATATATTTTTTTATAATCTGTTACCAAATCCATGTTATATCTCCATGTCCCTTATAACCTCATATATATCCTTTTGATGTATATCTTCATCCTGATTTATTTTTTTTAATAAGCTGTAAAGCGAATTTAATACATTATTTATATCATCTTCAGAATCCATTGTCTTTATGTATTTAATAGTTTTTCCACAAATCAATGTCCTTGAGGATAACATCCATTTAGAAAAAGAAATATCCATAAAGGCCATCAAAAAGTCTCCTATTTCAACATTTTTTTTAAATATCTTTTTTGATAAAATTATATTACTCATTATCCCTACAGCAATTATTCTTTTTATCTCAATTTCATCCGATACATCAACTCCTTGCGAAAATTTTCTTTGTGTCTTAAAGAAAATCTCAAGTAAATCCTTACTATTTTTATCTACAAACATTACTTTTTGACCTCCGTCTCATAAGAATTCAAAAATTCATTGGCTAACTTCTTAATTGCCCTTTTTGCCCCAGGTGTTTCATTCATAAACCTTTGGTGTTCACTAGCTTTCGCAATAGCACTAATGTTGCCAATCTTATTTTCGAATACGCTGCATACAAACTTAAATTTTTCTTCAATATCTTTTATTTTATTATCATGATAATTATCGGAAGTTTTTTGTGTTAAATTTGCAACAATTCCAAGGCATTTTATTTTTTCTTGTGTTTTTCTATTTTTATTATAGTTGTTAACCATTTTTAAAAACAAAGAAAGACCTATAGTAGATAAATAATCTGGTTTTATGACAAGTACATAAAAGTCTGAAGCTTTAAACGCAGATGTTGTATACACCGACTGAGTTGGAGGACAGTCTATAAATATAAAATCATATTTTTCTTTCAAACAATCGCTATCTATATATGCTGCTAAAGTATCCGAATTACTTCCATCGTCTTTTACTTTAGTCATATTTAAATCACCACAAATCAAATCCAAATTGGGCCTAATTCCATTAATTATCAGACCTTTCTTATTCAAAATCTTACTATCACCAATTATATTCATAGAAAATAAATCTATGTCAACATCGTCTTTATAAAAACTGTATAATGTTTTTTGATTTTTTACAGCTTCTTCTATCTTTTGTGGAGATAGCATATATTGCGATGCATTCATTTGAGGATCTATGTCGATAACTAAAACTCTTTTACCCATTTCTGCAATTTGTGCAGCTAAATTAACACAAACAGTTGTTTTTCCAACCCCGCCCTTCATATTCATGAAAGCGATAACATTTTTCTTCATGTTTCTCCCCCTTCGACATTTTCTTTAATAATACTACATATTTCTTAAAAAAGAAATAAAATCAGATAAATTCAAGCAAAAAAAGACACCCTCTCTCAAGGATGTCTCTCTGTGCCTGGAACGTCTGGGTGGAGATTCCTAAACCAGGCTAACGGACCCTCCAGGAATCGAACCTGTGACATGGTGGTTAACAACCACCTGCTCTGCCAGCTGAGCTAAGGATCCAATAAAATGGGGGGCGGCCCAGCTGTTACGCCGGGCCATGTACTCAATGAAGAGGTATTGGTCGAAAGCCGTCGGCTGTATGCCTTTGGCTTCGGATTTTATTATAAAACGAATTTAACGAATAAAACGAATTATTTTTACTTCATTCCAACTTTTTTCAAATATGTATCCCGAATCATTATCCTCGGATAGTCTGGGTTATCCCGATACCCCAGTCTTTTTGCAACCTCTTTCCATGGCAGCCCATCCAGATAGAAATATTCAAATACTTTCCTGGTAGCCGTATCCTCGATTGCCTCAACCCACTTTCTAATTTCTTCTGCTTCTGCCTCTTTCTGATCCAGAAGCCGGCGCTTTCTTCTATATCGTTCACCATCAAAGCCCACCACTGCCTGCGGACGTTCAAAGCCCTTACTATAGTCTTTTATGACGCTGCTCCCCAGCCCTGCATCTGTTGTATTCATTTCATTCAGTTCCCACCTCAGGATCGCAATTTCCTGCATCAGTCTCTTGTAGCTTTCCAAGCGCTTTATTGTCATTTCCAACGGTATCACCTCCTGTATCTCTCATCCGGGCATAATGACGTATACGCATAGGCCGGCATCCGGGCTGACCACTCATCCAGCTTAGGCCCCCGGATCGCCTCTGCGTCACTGGCCGCTACTGCCCGCTCTCTCCGCAGCCGGTTCG